GTTTCGAGTTAGTAGTCAACAGACGAAAGCGAGAGAAATCCCCTTCCATAGCTTCCACACGCGGCAAGGCTAAGCTGAACAAAATGAGTGTAGAAGAAGCTCCGGACCCATATAAGTTTGATGGCGTTCATCATCAACGTGTCCACATCTCAAAGAAAGACTTTGAGGAAGTGGAGATGAGGACACTCACAAACAATGCCCGCCTATCCTTAACTGGTGTTATCGTATCAAAGATACTCGGCGGAGATGGAGCAAAGGAAGACCTCAACTGGTACGGCCAACCAGCCGAAACTGCCAGAAAGAGATTTGACACACACAACGAACTCGGTGACAGGCTCACCCGAGAACTCAACGTCGACACTTACACCAAAGTGTTGGGGGTTAAGCTCAGCAAGAAGGTCCTCAAACGACCGACTTCTAAACTTGATCAACTTTACGACGGATTTGTTAAAGTCAAAATTGCACCAAAGTTCTCACAGAGACTCTTTTCCAAAGAGATCGCTGTGAGAGTTCTGGATAATGGACAAGTATCTGACGCTTTCTTGTCCCGCCTCCTTACTACCGGAAAACAGTCAGCCTACGGTGCTTCACTATGTGAGAAGTATCCTCAAGTCTATCTGAATTCCGTGCTCTATACACTCACCCGTCTGGTGGCCAAAGATGTTAAATCATTAGAGGTCGCCACACGCAAACAAAAGACGGATTTTATATAATGGGCTGTAGTGTGGTTGGAACCACACACTACGGCCCAACACGATTTGGAACTTGCGATGCTGATGAGGATCAGTATATCAAATCCAAACCATTCGTCTATAATAAGCGCTTCCGCGTCACAAGGGGGAAGGAGTTTTTCGCCGGGGGACGAATACTCTTTCCTGAACCTAAGACCTTTAAAAGTGACAAAACATATAAGACCCGATTCTTTGCCAATGTTCCACATAATGGCAAAATATACAGGAGGAACAATCATAATCTATCTTTAGCAATCAAGCATCGACTAATGGCCTGCCGCCAGCCACCCGATGGTGTCGGCCACCTAGAGTACGAGTCTTATCTCCGCGCCAACCAGGCGCGTCAAGTTGACCATTATCTCACATCCTTCTCTGATTTGTCAAGGATATACGATACCAACGAGTACAAGACAACCCTCGAGGAGAGCGTCGAACATTATGCAGACCCCCATCAAAAGAAGATTCTGAG